TCATTCAAGCAATCGGTGAGCTTGTGCTCGCCGCAGACAAGGAGATCTACGGATGCAAATAAAACTAGAACTGGTTGATGAAGATCACACCATCAACGTGCCTGATGGCTCTGACTTTCTCACGATATTCACCGCCATAACCAAGGGCATGCGCGATGAATGCATCTACGAAGATGAGATTCAATCGATCACTTTTGATGGTGATCCTTCATGACCTCAACACGCGGAGGCATGCGTGAGAACTCTTCTGGCCTGTACCGTCACAAGAAGATGCGGACGCACACATGTGAGTGGTGCGGCAAGAAGTTTGAGACCATGCAGAAGGTAGGCAAGTTTTGTTGCAGTGCGCACAAGTTGAAGGCGCACCGTGCATTGCTTGCCATGAAGAATCGTAAACGCCTGACGGACGTTGCTCGCAAGGGCAAGCACTTCAGGCTTCACTTTGGTAACCAACTAGAAGTAAGGATAAAAAGATGATTGATCGTGGTGATGAAGACCGTGTAAACCCTCGTGCACCGTTCAACCAACCGGATGAAGACGTTGAGCTTGAGCAGTTTGTTGTGACCGTAGAGTTCTTTGTGAAATCAACGGATCATGAGACTGCATGTAACGAAGTTGAGTTCGCGCTGAACAAGAGCAACGTGAACGATTTCTTTGAACCATGGCAGGTAGGAGATGTTGAGCAGATCTAGTCTTCGGCTGGGTCTTCCTCAATCTCTTCGTACTCGGCGTATTCGTCTTCGTCGTAATCCTCCCCCTGGTCCACTTGTTCGTACAGGTGAGGCGCAAGTTGGTTGTTATCAATGAGCGCCTGCAGCCGGGCTTCGACTTCTGCTTTGTCCATTTGGTCGATGCGCCCGTGCTTGATCTCTTTCTTGTCAACAAGCAAGCCTGCAAGTTTTGCTCTGCCCATCTCTGCAGTGACGGCTGCACCATACGATCCGTCTTCCATGGCAGCGTTACGAATCTCGAGCAGATCACGCGCAACCTTCTCGTAGGTGATCTCAAATTTTTTCTGCTCGCCCTCTTGGAGCTCCCGAATCTTTTCTTGGATATGCGCATAGCGTGGGTCATGCAAGAGCGTGGTCGCAACCTGTGCTGGGTGTGAGTACCCTGCTCTGTGCGCGCACTCTGTATTTGTCAGATCGTTGTACACATACAGCTGCACGAACTTCTGTTGCTTCTTGCTCAGAGGTCTGCTTTTAAACTTCGCAATCGCATACCTCTTGGGGTTCGCAAGTATGTCTTCATCGGGTTCCAAAGCTACGTCACTCATTCGTTTTTTTTCCATGCTTCAAAAAATTTTTTTTGCTTTTCCAATCCTAATTCTAAAGGGGGAGAAGGGGTATCCCGAAGGGGAGATATGTCTAATATCTCTCCCCCTCTTTAGAGGTGCCCCTCGTGCCCCTTGCCCCTGCCTTATAAATCAATGACTTAGGTAGGGGTACAGGCAAGGGGCACGCAAGGGCACGCTGCCCCTCGTGCCCCTACCCCCACCTTGTTATAAATCAATGACTTAGGGTACTTATCCACAGGGGTAGGGGCAAACGGCAAACACCCCCGTGCCCCTACCTCTTTTGCCAAAAGTCGGGCCACCCCGGAGCTAGAATTTACTTTAACTTTCGCTCCTAAGTTCATTTCAACTCCTTGTCGTTTGCCCTGCATCTGATGCAGTAATACTGCTTGTTCCAAGCAATGTCTGGGATGTCCTCGCAGGCGCATCCGATCACCTCTTTGAGGTTTGCCAGAGCCACAGAGGTGGGGTCCAGGGGCACATCTTCCCACTCATACTCCACTTCTAGCTCCACGGCTGCACGCCCATTGACTGTTCTATTATGGGCCGACAATAGCTGTTGCTGTTGAGGTATCCCAGTGTCAGCGCCTGTCGTATGCCATCATCTGTGAGTTCGATATCTATCGTTGTTACCATGCCTGCGAAGCTTGCGTCCCAGTTTGCTTCTGCCTGCTCGACCACCTCTGTGCTGAGCGTGTCATCCTGTTCCAGATCCGAGTCGATGTTCTCCGACAACCATGCCTTCAGCTTCTCCAAGTCTTCTTCTGAGTCTGCGTACACAATCCCGTACTTACCTCCCGTATTCACCTGATATATCTGCATACCTATTCCTCTTCTTCTTTCTTCGCTAATTCTTTCGCCAGCTTCCTGATCTCTGAGTTGTTCTTGCTGATCGCTTTGGCCAATGCCTGCAGAGATTCTGACATGTCTTTGTTCGCTTGCTCCAACCCAGCTAGGGTTTTGAGTGAGCCGACTGCTTCTTCTACCGTGTCATCATCCACGTTCATTTCAATTGTCACCTTTGCCATCGACTCTCTCTTCAATTATTATCGGCCCGTGGGGTATTCCAGTCCCACTCCACATGACTCTTAATTGCTTTGGGGGTCACCTGCCCCGGCCATCTACCCCCGTAGTTCGTAGGTGGCTGGGGTTCCTAGTCAATCAAATCCCCAACCACTTGTACCACCGTGTACCGTTCTTCACATCGATGAGTATGTACCTTTGTTTCACGTTGTACACTGTTTGCACGGGCACACCTGCCTCTTTGGCGATGTTCTTTGCAGGCAGTCCCATCTCCTGCAGCCCAAGGATCTGCATGATCACAGTGTCCTGCAGCTTGTCCCGCTTATCTGATGGGAGCTTGGGCTTCGGGGGCTTGGGTTTCTTTTCCCACGCCTGCTGTGCTCTGATTGCGGCAAGTAAGGTGCTCATAATCGTTTTACCGCTTGTTCCATTCTGCTCAAGATATTTGCTATCCCCTCAATAGATGGAAAAGATTCAGTATCTCGTGAAATTATTGAAAGGGATTCCGATATTTCTTTTAGGACATCGTTCCTCTTCGACTCAACACAAGCCATCATTGCCGCTTCTTGAGAGAGCACAAAGCCTTTATCTCGCTTGGTTTCCTCTATCAAGCCAATCATTTCGCTAGCCAGAGTAGACGGCCCCGATCTAATCCAATCATCGTGAACTTGATTCAATAGATCTTTTTCATCCTTGAACTCTTTATTAAATGCTTCATAACTCAAATCACTCATTATTCAACCTCCCAAGGTCGTGTCATTTCATTTGATTCTAAGTAATGCCACACCGCCTGTCCGGGCACGGCATGTGTCTTGACTATGTGGCCTTTGTACTTCTGCACATAGCTGACCGCTTTCATCGCCGACTTCTCGCCACTCGCCATCTTGGCATTGCTTAGCGCCTCACGCGCCAAGATCTCCAGTTCCTTTCTCTTGTAGAACTTCGTGCTGCTCATCGCACCCACCACCACATCAGCAATCAACACCTCATCTTCTTCGCTCAGTTGAGGCTTGGTGTTGCGCGGCGTGAACTCATTGACCTGCCACATGCCCTGCTCAAAGTCGAAGTTAGCCAGGTGCTCTTTGGGTTCTTGTGCGTTGCGCGCCTCGTAGAAGATAGACACATCAGGCTTTTGTCCACTGAGCTTGATGCCAGAGTCAAACCATCCTGCGAACACCGAGCCACCTCGAGCCGACATGAATGACTTATCATCTGCTCGTTCTTTACCTGTATGGTGTGCCAGAATGACAGCGACGTTATTGATATCCATAAGCATATCGATACGATCCATGAGTTTGCGTATCTCTGTGTTGGAGTTCTCTTCACCATCAAAGAAGTTGATGATGGGATCGATCATGACGATGTCTGGTTTGTGGAATGCAATCTCATCAGAGAACGCTTGAATGTCTTG